AACTCTTCGTGTAGCCCCGTTTTGGGTTGAGAGGCATTGTGTTGTTCCGGATGGTTTCGATAAGGGCCAGCCGTTTGTGCCTTCGGATTGGCAGCTTTGGTGTTTGTTGAATGCGTATCGGGTGAAACCGAACGCGACTTTTGGGCAGCTTGCTCCGGCGTTTGTTTATCGTCGGTCGCAGATCATTCTTCCGCAGAAGGCGGGTAAGGCTCCGTACACGGGGGCGCGGGTTTGTGTTGAGGGTGTTGGTCCGGCTTTGTTTGGTGGTTGGGCTGAGGGTGGCGAGGCTTGGGATTGTCGTGACCATGGTTGTGGGTGCGGGTTTGTTTATGAGTATGCGCCTGGGGAGGCGATGGGGATGCGGTGGCCGACGCCTTTGATTCAGATCACGGCGTTTTCGGAGGAGCAGACCGACAATATTTATGACGCCTTGCGTCCGATGATTGATAAGGGGCCGTTGCATGAGCTGATCCCGAAGACGGGCGAGGAGTTCATTCGGCTTCCGAACGATGGCCGCATTGATGTGGTCACCTCAAGTGCCCGTTCCCGGCTCGGTCAGCGTGTTACCTATGTTCCCCAGGACGAAACCGGTCTTTGGGATGAACCGTCCGGAATGATCAAGGTTGCGGAGACGCAGCGGCGTGGTCTTTCGGGTATGGGTGGTCGTGCGGAGGAAACCACGAATGCGTATGACCCTGGTCAGGGATCGGTGGCTCAACGGACGGCGGAGGCTGCCGCCAAAGACATTTTTCGGTTTCATCCCTTGCCACCGGAGGAACTTGACTATGCGGTCAAGGCTGACCGGGAGAAGATTCACGAGGTTGTGTATCTCGGATCGAAGTGGGTTGATCTTGATGCCATTGAGGCTGAGGCCGCTGAGATTCTTGAGAATGATCCGGGCCAGGCGGAGCGGTTTTATGGCAATCGGATTGTTGCGGGTGAGGCGAAGGCGTTTGATCTTGAGACGTACAAGTCCTTGGCTGTTTCGGGAACAATCGAACCGGGCAGGCTCGTAACGGTTGGCTTCGACGGGTCGCTGTATAACGACGCGACCGGCCTGGTTGTGACGGATGTGGAAGCGGGGCATCAGGTTGTTGCTGGGGTTTGGGAGCGGCCCCGTGATCTCCCGCCGGATGCTGAGTGGATGGTGCCGGTTGATGAGGTTGATGACACGGTTGATTTCATTTTCAAGCAGTGGGATGTGTGGCGCATGTATTGCGATCCGCCGTATTGGCAGGAAGCGGTTGATCGTTGGATGGGCAAGTTTGGCGATGATCGGGTTGTTGCGTGGTGGACGAATCAGCGCAAGAAGATGGCGTTTGCGTTGCGGGAATTTAAGACCGATATGCGTTCGTCCGTGATGAGCCATGACGGTAATGAGGATTTGGTTCGGCATGTTGGGAATGCGATCCGACGGCCAACGAACATGCGTGATGACGATGGCAAGTTCCTTTGGATGATTGGTAAGGAGGGGGCCAAGTCTGTCAACAAGATTGATCTTGCTATGTGCGCGGTTCTTTCGTGGAGGGCGCGTGGTGATGCTATTGCTGACGGTGAGCCTAAGAAGAAGCGTAAGGGCCGTCTGATTACTTTCTAGCTCTAAGGAGCGTTTATGTCTGTTACTCCACCTTCCCAGGCGGTTGAAGTTCGTCTGGTTGATGAGACAGCGCCTGTCGCTGATGCTGGCTCACCGTTGTGGTGGGTTGATCGACTTGAGTCTGAAATGAATGCTCGTCAGAGCCTCATTCGTTTGTATGAGGATTATTTTGCGGGCCGTCATAAGTTGACGTTTGCTTCTAGTACGTATAGGGAGGCGTTCGCGGCGATGCTGGCGGCGATTTCGGATAATTGGATTCCGTTGATTATTGGTGCTTCGGTTGAGCGTTTGAAGCCGCAGGGGTTTCGTTTTGGTGGGACGCAGGAGGGTGATTCTGAGGCGTGGAGGATTTGGCAGGAGAATCAGCTTGATGCTGATGCGCCGTTGGGTTTTTCTGAGGCTGCGAAGCATGGTGAGTCGTATTTGTTGGTGTGGCCTGCGGAGGAGGTGAAACCGAAGGGTATTTTCGGCAAGTTTTTCCGGCGGGGTTCGGAGAAGTTGGTTCCGCGTATCACGGTTGAGCATCCGTCGCAGATGATTGTTGCTCGTGAGGCGGGGGATCGTCGGAAGAGGGCTGCTGCGTTGAAGAGGTGGGAGGAAGAGGACGGCTCTGTTTGCGCGACTCTTTATCTGCCGGATGCGATTCATTATTTCAAGCGCGGGAAGAAGGGCTGGGAGGTTCGTCGTCCTGCTGGTAGGAACAAGCTTGGTGTTGTTCCGGTTGTTCCGTTGGTGAATGATCCTCAGATGCTTCCGAGTTTTCCTCCGGCGGCGGTTTCTGCGTTGCCGCATGGCATTAGCCCGAATGCGCATATTGGGCTTGGTCGGTCGGATCAGGCTGATGTGATTTCGACGGTTGATCAGATCAACAAGCTGTTGGCTGATGAAATGGTTTCTTCTGAGGTGGCGGCGTTTAAGCAGCGTTGGGCGACTGGTCTTGAGGTGCCTGAGGATGAGAACGGAAATCCTCAGGAGCCGTTTAAGGCGGCGGTTGACCGGTTGTGGATTGGTGATGGGGAGAATGTTCGGTTTGGTGAGTTCACCGCAACTGATTTGAGTAATTACACGGGTGCGATTGAGCAGCGTATCCAGTCGTTGGCGGCTCGTACTCGTACCCCGCCTCATTATTTGCTTGGTCAGATCACGAATGTGTCTGGTGATGCGTTGAAGGCCGCTGAGGCTGGTTTGGCATCGAAGGTGAACGGCAAGAAAACGTCGTTTGGGGAGTCGCTTGAGGAGGCTGTGAGGCTTGCTTTTGCGTGGATGGATGATGAACGTGCGGGCGATTTGTCGGCTGAGGTTGTTTGGGCACCGTCTGAGGCACGTTCTGAGTCTGAGTATGTGGATTCGTTGGTGAAGAAGCTCTCGATTGGTGTTCCGAAGGAGCAGTTGTGGTCAGATGCGGGGTATTCGCCGCAGGAAATCAGTCGTTTTAAGGCGATGCTTGTTGAAGAGGGTTTGCAGAACGATGTTTTTGGGGTGAATAACACTTCTACGAACCTGAATGCTTCTAACCGGGTTGATAATGGCGCTGGCGGACCGGCAGATTCAGCTCAATCAGCGGCTTAGGGAGTCCACGGACGCTGCTGTTCGGCGTATTTGGGGTTCGTTACCTGATTACAATCGTCCTACGTTGGATCGGTGGTTGTCGCAGGTGTTGCCGGTGGTTTTGGGGGCGCAGCGACAGCAGGTGGCGGTGACGCAAGCGTATTTGTCTGCCGCGTTGGATCGTCCGGCAGCGAGCATTGACCCGGAAGCCGTTATTGGGAGCGCGGCTCGTGCCGGTACGCCTCCGGAGGAGGTTTACACGCGCCCGTTTATTCAGGTGTGGCAGGCGTTGGCTACTGGCCGGCCGTATGTGGAGGCCGTGAATGTGGGGTTGGCTAGGGCAACGTCTTCTGCTGCCATGGATGTTCAGCTTGCGATGCGGGACACGTTGAAAGCGGTTGGTGACATTGACCCTTCGATTGCCGGGTATCAGAGGGTGGCTGACCCTGGGGCGTGCGAGTATTGCTTGTTGTTGGACGGCGCACAGTTCCGGACGGATGATCCGATGCCGATACATAATTTTTGTGGTTGTGGCGTTGAACCTGTTGTGTACACACGCGGGTTTGATAATCGCAACAATTTGGCGAAATTCAATGCCGATAAGACTTCCATTCCTGATGGAGTGAAGGTGAATGATCATGGTGAGCTTGGTCCGGTTCTTGGTGATCCGGATCAGCATTTCACCAAGTTGTAACCCCTATGGCGCTTCGGTAGCGCCTCTATAAGGAGCCTCGAATGGCTGAAGAAGTAAAGACGCCCCCGGAGGGCGAGCAGACCCCTGCGGTTGTTGAGGCCGTGGAACCACCGATTAACGCTGACCCTGAAATTGCGGGAATTGTGAAGCAGGCAGACAATCCCGATGCGGTCAGTAACGCAATAAAAGCTGAACGCGAGAAAGCTAAGGCGGAGCGCGATGCTCGGCTTGCGGCTGAAGCGAAGGTCAAGGAGTTCGAGGACGCCCAGAAGTCTGAGGAAGAGAAACGCCAGGAAGCCCTTGAGGCTGAACGGTCCCGCGCTGAGGCCGCTGAGGCTCGCGCTAAAGAACTTGAGCATAAGGAACTTCAGCGTGAAGTTGCTGTTGCTCATGGGATTCCCCTGAATGCCGCTCATCGGCTTGTTGGGGATACCAAAGAAGAACTGGAAGCTGATGCTGAACAGTTCAAGTCGCAGGTGTCGGCACCTGCAGAAACGCCCCCTCCCGGTGATGGCGGCGCTCGCACCCCCGTTCCTCCGAAGGATCTGGATGACCAGATTCGTGAGGCGGAAGCGGCGGGCGATTACCGCACGTCAATGAGCCTTAAGTCGCAAAAGCTTCTCGCTGCGCGACAGCAGGCGTAAATAATCAAGGAGGCCAACCATGGCCGGAATTACTGGGCAGGGCACAACTTATAACCTGCCGAATTACACGGGTGAACTGTTTGGGGTTACCCCGCAGGACACTCCTTTGCTGTCGTCCATTGGTGGACTGACTGGTGGTACTAGCGTTGATTCAACTGTGATTAGTTGGTCAACGTATGATCTGCGTTCTCCGGATGAGGCACGGCAGCGCCTTGAAGGTGCGAACGCTCCGACTGCTGAGGCGCGTGTTCGTGCGAATGTTCGGAATGTTCTTGAGATTCATCAGGAACAGCTCGAAATTTCGTACACGAAGCAGGCTGCGATTGGGCTGATTGGTTCGAATGGAACTTCTCATCCTTATGGGGTTGCTGGTACTGGCGCGAATGCTGTTACTGCTGAGGTTGATTGGCAGCTTCGTCAGGCGCTTGTTCAGATTGCCCGTGATGTTGAGGTTGGGTTCATTAAGAACTCGATTGTTGACCCGGCAAATAATTCGAGTGCTCGTAAGACCGCTGGTCTTCAGTCGGTCGTTACGACTAACACGAAGAACAACGGTGATACGCCCCTGGATAAGGACGATGTTCTTGATGTGATGCAGGCGTGTTACGACAATGGTGGCCTGATGGAGGGCGATACTCGCACCCTGATGTGTGGTTCGGCTCAGAAGCGTGCGCTTTCCGAAGCGTTCGTGAATGGCACTGACGGTTACCGTTGGCAGGACAACAATGTTGGTGGTGTGAACGTTCAGACGATTGAGACCGACTTCGGGAAGCTCAATGTGATGCTGAATCGTCATGTTCCTGCCGATGAGGTGTACATCCTGTCGCTTGAGGATCTTGAGGCGTGTTTCCTTGAGATTCCGGGTAAGGGCCATTTCTTTGTTGAGGAACTGGCGAAGTCCGGTTCGGCCGATAAGTACCAGATTTATGGTGAGATCGGTTTGAAGTACGGCAATGAGAAGAAGCACGGCCGTCTTTACAACATTGGTGGTTACGGCTCGTAATCAGCAGGGCGCGTCACGGCTTCGGTCGTGACGCGCCTGTTGTTTGTCGGAAAGGATGGTGCTTGTGGCTTTCGCAACAGTTTCAGATGTGGCAACCCGTCAGGGCCGTTCCTTTACCGATAGCGAAGAAGACACTGTTGGGGTTTTGTTGGATTTCGCGACGGCTTCTATAGCTGACGCGGCGTTGAAGGACGATGCGTGGGCTGAAAGCCTTGATCCGGTACCCGTGATCCTCAAGGGCTTGTGTGTTGAGTTGGTTGGCCGGGCCATGGCTAACTCGGAGGGACTCACGTCCCTTTCAGAGCAGCTTGGGTCATACCAGTATCAGAAAAGCTTTGGGCGGGATAACTCGGCCGCGTTCACGTTGAATGCGATTGAACGCCGAATTGTTCGTCGGGCTGTTGGAGCTTTGAATTATGAGGTTCGTACCCCGACGGCAGCCGAGGATTACCTTGAGGGCTTGGTCAGTTGACGGAACTCGCTGTCCTTGTTCCGGTGCTGGCTCGTCCTCATCGCGTGGCCCCGTTTTTGAAAGCTATGAGCACTACCGTTAACGCAACGGTCCTGTTTGTCGCTGACCCGGATGACGTTGACGAACTTGACGCATTGGAAGAAGCGGGGGCAGAGTTCATTTCTCCGGGCGGTAACTATGCCAGCAAAATTCGGGCTGGTATTGATGCCACAACCGAACCGCTCATTTTCACTGCGGCTGATGACCTGCTTCCGCATGGTGGCTGGTTCGAAACCGCGAAAAGCTATTTGACAGATCAGGTCCAGGTCGTTGGTGTCAACGATCTCTGTACGACCCGCGTTCAAAGGGGTGAACACGCAACACATTTCTTGATGACGCGTGAATACACAAACTCGCCGTGTGTGGATGGTTCCCCTGGACCGTTTTTTCAGGGTTATCATCATTGGTTTTGTGACGATGAGCTTGTGCGCACAGCGCAGCGGCGCGACACCATTAGTTTTGCTACTGACGCCATCGTTGAGCATTTGCATCCCATTACGCAAAGTGCCCCGGATGACGCGACATATCAGAAGGGCCGTTCGCGTAGCGCAGAAGATCGGGATTTGTTTAAGAAGCGCTGCCGGAAGTATTTGCCGTGATTGACGCCACCGTTGTTGTCGCCACCTATGGTGAGGATCATTGGCGTGAGCTGGCGAAGCAGCGTGCTGTTCCTTCGGTCGGTGGGGATGCCCCGGTGGTAATTGTTCACGGTGATTCGCTCGCGAAGGCCCGCAACGAGGGTTTGGAACGAATTGAAACTGAATGGGTTGTGTTCCTTGACGCCGACGATGAACTAACCCCCGGTTATCTGGCGGCAATGTCTGAGGGTCACGCGGATATGCGTGCACCTTCCGTTGAGTACGTAAAGAACGGTCATGCGCAGCGTCCTTATGTGCCGAGGGTGGCTGGGCACCGGCATGACTGTGACGGGGATTGTTTGACGGAAGGCAACTGGCTTGTGATCGGTACGGCGATCAAAGCGGACATTGCCCGTGAGGTTGGTGGGTTTCGTGAGTGGGATGTTTACGAGGACTGGGACCTGTTTCTTCGATGCTACCTCGCCGGTGCTTCTGTTGAAGCCATTCCCCAGGCCGTGTATCGGGCACATGTTCGGGAGGACTCTCGTAACCGTGCCCCTTCCATGGATGTGAAAAACCGGGTGCACATGGAAATAGTGAGGTCAATCGGGTGAACGTGTTCGTTACCGGAATAGCAGGATTCATTGGTTCAACTGTTGCGGAGCAGCTTTTGGACCGGGGCCATTCGGTCTATGGGTGTGACGATCTGTCGTTGGGGAAAGCTGAGAACGTTCCGGTTGGTGCCACTTGGAAGGATGTTGACTGTCGCGCTTTGACGGGCAGCCATTTGGATGGGGCTGATGTGGTGGTTCATTTGGCGGCCATGTCTTGCGCGAGGTGGCCGGATGACGCGGAGGTTTGGTCACGGAATGTTGTGGCGACCGCGCATTTGACCCGTATTTTCAATGGCCGTGTGGTGTTTGCTTCAACGTGTGTTGCCCCGAACCCTTTGTTGGGTGCGTATGCGGGCAGCAAGTGGGCTTGTGAGCAGATCCTTCCGGACGCAACGGTTTTCCGGTTTGCGAATGTGTATGGGCCGAAGCAAAGGGATTGGGGCACGGAGCCGGGTGTTTTGGCGGTGTGGCAGAAGGCGGAACGGGAGAAGTTGCCGATACGCATTGATGGTGATGGCACGCAAACCCGTGATTTCATTCATGTGGATGATGTTGCCAGGGCGGTTTGTTTAGCGGTGGAAAGTAGTGCTGGGGATGGGCATGTGATGGATGTTTGTACCGGTGTTCAAACGTCGATCATTGATCTTGCTGACCGGTTTGATTGTGCCCGTGAGTTCGCGCCTCGTAATCCCGTTGACCCGGATTCGATGCCGCAGGACCCGTTCCTGGCGGAGAAGCTCCTTGGGTTCAAATCGGAGATCAGTCTTTGAGGTACACGCTCCTGCTGATCAATGACGGCCGGTATGAGTACGGCTGGAAGTGCCTGATGTCCGCGTTGGCGTTCCTGCCGAAACCGGAACGGATCGTTGCGATTGATGACGACACGCATGAACTGGGTTTCGCGGGGGCCATTCAGTCCGGGTGGGATCAGATTCTGGCAACGGATACGGAACTGATTTTTCATCTCGAAGCAGATTTCGTTTTCGAACGGGCTGTGGACCTTGAAGCGATGGCTTCCCTTGCCCTAGACCCTCATGTTTCGCAGGTCGCGTTGAAACGTCAGCCGTGGAATCCGCAGGAGCACGAAGCGGGCGGCATTGTGGAACTGGACCCGGCGGCTTTCGAGGAGGGCCAACATGGTGGCCATGCGTACACGGCTCACCGCAAGTTTTTCACCACGAACCCTTCTCTGTACCGGCGTGATATTGCCGAGCGTGGCTGGCCGCAGGAAGATCGGTCGGAGGGCAAGTTCAGCATTGACCTTTTCGAGGACCCGCATGTTGTGTCCACGTTTTGGGGCCGCAAGTTCGATCCGCCGATGGTGACTCATATTGGTGACATGCGTGCCGGGAAGGGCTACTGATGGTTGTTGGTGTGGCAATGGTCAAAGATGAGGCCGACATTATCGGCCAAACGGTTGGGTGGATGCTTTCGCAGGTTGACCGTGTAATCGTTGCTGATAACGGTTCTACGGATGGAACCCGTGAGATTCTTGAGGGTCTGCCGGTGACGGTCATTGATGATCCGGAGGTTGGGTATCTACAGCAGCGCAAAATGTCGCGGCTGGCCGAACTCGCCCGTCAGGAGGGTGCTGATTGGGTGGTGCCTTTCGATGCGGACGAAATCCATATTTGTCCCGGTGGCCATGTTGCTACTGGTTTGGGTGAAATGCCTGATGATGTTCTCGTTTCCGAGGCCCCACTTTTTGATCACGTAGCGACGGGCGTTGACCCGGATGATCCGAATCCGTTGGATCGTCTTGTATGGCGGCGTGCCGCCCAGGCACCTTTGAGGAAAGTAGCCGTCCGGGCAGTTGAGGGCGTGACAATACATCAGGGAAATCACAGCGCAACGTTTCCCGGTGTTCGTCACCCGAAAACGGTTACCGACCTGATGGTTGTTCATCACTTTCCGTACCGGTCAGTGGAACAGTTCGTGTCGAAGGTCCGCAACGGTGCTGCGGCATATGCGGCAACGGATCTTCCCGAATCGGCGGGGGCACATTGGCGGCAGTACGGCAAGATTCTTGATGAGCAGGGTGAGGCGGGCATCGCGGAGATTTTCCGTACTTGGTTTTATCGGGACGACCCGACCGCTGACACGGTGATTCATGGGGAGCAGCAGACCGCGCTTGTGCACGATCCGTGCCCGAAGTAATCATTCCTTTTGCGGGTGATTGTCCGCACCGCTCCAGGGCGCTCGGTTGGGTTCGGAACCGCCATGAGTGGCCCGTAACTGTCGCGGTCGGCGGTGAACCTTGGGTGAAGGCGGAGGCGATAAGGCCCGCTATCGAGGCGTCTTCGGCTGATGTTGTGGTTATCGCTGATGCTGATTGTTGGACGGACGGTTTACCCGATGCCGTAAAAGCGGTTGAGCTTGGGGCACCGTGGGCGAAACCGCACCGCCTTGTGCATCGTTTGACTGCCGAGAGTTCGCTGGCTTTCATGGCCGGGAAGCCCTGGAGTGAGCTTGCCGAACCGGCATATCAAGGTGTCGCTGGCGGCGGGTTCATTGTTGCCCGTCGTGAAACGTTGCTTGATGTTCCCATGGACCCACGTTTCGTTGGTTGGGGTCAGGAAGACATTGCGTATGCGATTGCCCTCCATACCCTTGCTGGCCCCGCCTGGTTGGGTGACGCGGACCTGTTTCATTTGTGGCATCCGCCTCAGGAAAGGCTGTCGCGGATGTGGGGATCGGTTTCTAACAAGCGTTTGTTGAGAAGGTATTCCGCCGCGAAATGTAAGCCGGATGTGATGCGTTCGTTGATTGAGGAGATACATGTTGCTCACAGACCTGATGAATCTTCCTTGCTTGATTGTGAACCGCACGTCTGATGGTTTGGACGAGTTCGGCAACGATGTTTCTAGTGAGGCCACGGTTGAGACTGTTTGCGAGCTTCAGCAACGGCAGCGTGGGGAGGACGGTGAGGAACTCGCCACTGGATCGTTTTTGCTTGTGGTCCCTTCGGGAACGGTTCTTGGTTCTGCCGATTCTGTGGTTGTCGAGGGCGTGGAGTACGAGGTTTCGGGGGAGCCGTGGATTGTTCGTAACCCTCGCACTCACTTGCCGTCACACGTTGAGGCAACGGTTGTTCGTGTCGCGGGAGCTTGGGAGGCCGGTTCGTGATTGGGGCGGAAAAACTCGTTACGGATTACCTCACGGGTGAATTGGGGGTGCGTGTTAGCGGTTCAACCCCCAAGGACACCGGCCAGCCGTGGATAAAGGTAACTCAGCTTGATGACCGGAACGTGGCGGGGGAACGCACGGATCATTTCAACGTGAGTTACTTGCAGCTTGATTGTTACGCGAGCGTTGACGGTCCTGCCGGTCAAGCGGAAGCATCCAGCTTGTATGAGGCGGCCCGGAATGCGTTGCTGGTTATGCCGGACGAAACTTTCAGCGACGCGGTTGTTACCGCTGTCACGTTTGGAACGTGCCCAAGGGTGCCGGACATGGAATTTGATCCACCTAGGCAACGTTACGTTTTGAACGTCAATCTTTACGGGCACTCGAAATGAAATATGTGCCTAACTGGAACTCTGAAGAGGAACTTGTCAAAGATGACCGGTTCGTTGAGGGTTTGAAGAAATGCGCAAGGGATATTCGGGATCGTGCTTACTACATCAAGCATGACGTGATGCCTAATCGAGATCATGCCAAGGTTGAAGTTGTTGAGATCGACGGGCGCGTATATGTCGTGAACACTGATCACGGTGGGCACATTGACGAGTTTGGTTCCGTGAACAGCGTTCCGTATGCGCCTTTGAGAACGGCTGTAAAAGCCGCAGGCTTCCGGCTCAACGAGTCGGAGTGACACCCGCCCTTCGGGGCTACAAGTAAAAACCATTGCCCCCTGGGGCAGGAGGTAAACCCATGCCGCAAGACTCAGATGAAATTCTGGTTGCAGCTAAGGGCGACATCTATATCGCCCCGGTCGGCACATCACTTCCGACCACTGAAGTGGCCGCACTTAACGGTGCGTTCATCAATCTCGGTTACACAACCGAGGAAGGCACCAGCCTGAATTACGGTCAGACCACCGAAGAGATTGGGGCGTGGCAGTCCGCTACCCCGGTTCGACGGATCAGGACTGGAACCAGTATGGCTGTGACGTTCAATCTGTTGCAGTTCAACCGTCTGTCCACTTCGCTTGCTTTTGGTGGTGGTACTTGGTCGAACGCAAGCGCTACTTCGTGGCGTTACGATCCGCCGGATGAGGATGAGGCCATTGCTGAATACGCGATGGTGGTTGATTGGCAGGACGGTTCCAAGAAGACCCGTCTGGTTATGGAACGCTCCACTGTTTCGGAAGACGTTCAGACCACGTTGGTTCGCACCAATGCTGCGGTCCTTCCGATCACCCTCAAGAGCCTGAAGCCTGAGAACGGCAATAGCGCCTGGTACCAGGTCACTGGTGATCCCGAGTTCGGAACTACTAGCTGATGACTCATACTAAGTCAAAAGCAGCGGCATCGAAGTCCGGTACTTCGGTTGTTATTGGTGGCAAGAAGTTCACGATTGCTTCCAAGTTGCCTTTCAGGTTCCTGAAGGCAGCACAGGATGAAAACCTGACGGAAATCATTGAGATTCTGTTGGGTGAGCAGGCCGATCAGTTTTGGGCGTTGGATCTTTCGATTCCTGAGGGAACGGAAGCGGTTCAGAAACTGGTTGAGAAGGCAGGTGCTTCTCTGGGGGAATCCTAAGCCTCAGTGAGTTCTTTGGCGATGAGTCATGGGACGCACTTGAGGCGGATTTCCAGCGGTATTACGGGCTGGATCTTTCCCGGGAAGTAAACACGGCGGGTCTTCGGCGGCTTTGGGCTTTGACAGCCAATTTGCCGCCGGAGGCCCAGTTGTGGACGAAGTTCAAGACGCGACCTAAGGCGGCGTCTTTGGATGAACTTGACGAGTTTTTCGCTCGGTGTCGGGCGGACTAAGGAGGTGATTCTTGACGCAGATCGGAACAGCGTATGTTGAAGTCAAGGGTGACCTTACTCAGTTGCAGGCGGATGTTGCGTCGGCTTTGGCACCGGCGAAGCTCGGCAAGTTCGGCAAGGTTGCCGGGGTTGCGATGGGTGGTGCTTTGGCGGCTGGGGTTGGGGCTGCTATTGCCGGGAAGATTGCGTATGACCTTGGCGCTGAGTTTGATGCTGCGTTCGACAAGATCCGCATCAATACTGGCAAGACGGGTAAGCCGCTTGAGAAACTGAAGAAGGATTTCAAGGCTGTGTTTGCGTCGGTTCCGACCGATGCGGATACGGCAGCGGACGCTATTTCGAATCTGAATAAGCGTTTGGATTTGTCCGGCAAACCATTGCGTGCTTTGTCGAAGAACATGCTGGAGCTGTCTCGCATGACGGAGACGGACCTTACGGGCAACATTCAGTCGATCACCAGGTTGTTTGGTGATTGGTCGGTTAGCACTGCTGGCCAGGTTCCCACGCTCAACAAGTTGTGGCGGGCGTCACAGAAAACTGGTGTGAACATCAAGGATTTGTCTGACTTGATGGTTCAGTTTGGTTCTCCGTTGCGGAACCTTGGGTTTGATTTCGATACGGCTGCCGCAATGTTCTCGAAGTTTGAGAAGGAGGGCGTGAATATTCAGACGGCCATGCCGGGTTTGCGGATGGCTTTGAAGAATTTCGCGTCTGATGGGAAAGATCCGCAGAAGGCTTTGGAAGCGACTTTCAAGGCGATTGATAAGGCGGGATCTGTTGCTGAGGCGAACACTATTGCGTTTGAGGTGTTTGGCACGAGGGCGGGACCGGATCTTGCTGCGGCTGTGCGTGAGGGCCGTTTTGAATTCGACAACATTGAACGGTCGATGCGTAAGGGCAAGGACACGATCATGCGGTCGTCTAAGGACACGCGTGATCTTGGTGAAAACATGCGGGTGCTTGGCAACAAGTTGAAGGTTGTGTTTGAGCCGTTGGGCACGTTGGTGTTCAACACTGTTGGCAAGATTTCTGAGGCGTTGGCTGCACTTCCGGTTCGGAAGTGGTCGAATGATGTTCAGCGGTTCGTGAAGTACAACGAGGATTTCAAGGATGTTCTGGATGCGGTAAGGGTTGCGTTGAGGGTTTTGGGGGCTGTGTCGAAGGTTGCTTGGGGAATCATGAAGGATCAGTTTAAGGCCGCCTGGGGTTATCTCAAGAGCGGCCTTCTTGCGTTGAAGGGCCTTGTGAAAATTGTGTCGGGTGTTTTCACGGGGGATTGGCGTAAGGCATGGTCTGGTGTGAAGGATTTGTTTAGGGGTTCTGTTGGCATTGTTTTGAATGTGATGCGTGGAATGACTGCCCCGATGCGTGCGGTCACGAAGCTTGTTGCGAAGGGTATTGCTTCAGCGTTTGAGTGGGGTTGGAGCAAGGTTGAAAACATTTTCAAGGGTGGCGCGAACGCGGTTATTTCGGTGGTCAATAAGATCATTGATGCGATCAATGTCATTCCGGGTGTTCCTGACATTGACAACATTGACAAGATTGGCGGGTCTGGTTCTTCGTATTCTCCGTCGAGTCAGGGTTTGCCGCAGGGCCGTCAGCGTGGCGGACCTATTTTTGGTGGTAAGCCTTCGGGGGATTCGGTGCCTGCGTTGTTGGAGCGTGGCGAGTATGTGTTGAATCGTGAGGCGGTCAAGGATGTTGGGGTTGATGCTCTTGATCATTTGAATTTCAAGAAGGCCCGCCGGTTTCAGAAGGGTGGCCCGATTGGTTTGAGTCTTGGTGGGGATGCGTGGGAGGCCGCGAAGGGTGCCGCTGGGAGCGCTATTGGCGCTGCGGGCGATGTTGCTGGGGCTGCTGCCGGTCTGGCGTTGAAGCCAGCTTCTTGGTTCATCGGGAAGCTACCTAAGCCGAATATTCCGGCACCATTCACGGGTCTTGGTCCGTGGATGATTGACCAGGTAACGGAGTGGATCAAGGACAAGGTTCCAAAGATTGGTCCGGCGTCCGCCGCGGGGGCTGGCGTAACCAGGAGTTATCCGGGGCTTTCGGGTGACACTGATGTTGCGATTGAGCTTGGGCGTCGGCTTTCGCGCATGTCAACCACGTTGGGCATCCCGATTTCTGTGTCAGAGGGTTTCCGCACGTTTGCTGAGCAGACCGCCCTGTGGAACGCTAACCCGAATCCGATGATGGTGGCAAGGCCGGGAACGTCAAACCATGAGGATGGGATGGCGGCTGATATTTCACCGCAGAAGCCGTCCTACGGTGGACGCGAGGGACACTTTGGATTGAAGTTCCCGATGTCTTGGGAGCCGTGGCATATTGAAATGTTGCGGCGTGGCGGCAGGGTTGGTGACATTCTCAAAATGGCCATTGGCGGCGGGGTGAATATCAACCGTCGTTTCCGTGGTGCTTTGTACCCGAGTTCGGCGTGGAATGCGTTGCCTGAATTGTCTTTCAATGTTGCTGCCGCGTTGGCGGAAGCTGCTGGTGATTGGGCTGGTACGGACATGCCGGGCGTGACGTTTGCTCAAATGTCTAAGGGTGAGGGTGCGTTGAAGCCAGGGTCGATGGGTGATGACAATGGTGACGGGAAGCCGGACGGGTACGGTTGGTTGGCTATCACGCGTCCGTATGGTGATGGGTACGGGGTGAAGAATTACGAGGACATGCTGAACCCTGTGTTGAATGCTGCTGTGGCCGCGAAAATGTATGGTGCGCAGGGCATTGGTGCTTGGTTCGGTGACCGGTTTGTAACGAACCAGAACGCGCATTACTCGGGTGGCTATGACATTCGTAAGTCGTTGGGTGGCATGTCGTTTGCTGAGGCGGTTGGTTCTCCGGGTAAGGGTGGCGGCGTGTCTGAGGCGGAGAAGGCCCGTCGTGAAGCTAAGGCCCGGAAGGAGGCCCGTGAGGCACAGGTCCGGAAGCTTATTCAGAAGGCTGGTGCTGCTGATAGTCCGTTGGCTAAGAAGGGGGCGTTGTGGCAGATCCTTGATTTGTACGCCCAGTTCGGTGAGTTCGGTTCGATTCGTGGCGGTGTGCTTGCTGGTGGTGCCGCACCGGGTGGCCGGTCTAGCGAGAAAGCCCGGTTGCTTGAGCGGGCAGGTCAGATTGCTTCGTTGCCTAACCCGAATCGTGGTGCCGGTCAGCTTTATGGGTTGGTGCGTTGGCTTGAGGATCATGTTGACATGACGGGTGTTGAGAAGGGTGATGAGCATCTGTCGGACAAGCTGTCGAAGGTAATTGATCGTGGTCAGGGCCGTGCGGGTAAACGTCGGAAGCGTATTTTCTCAAGGTTGGCTGGGTTGCCGAGGGCTTTCCGGTTCACGAATCCTTTGGATCAGGCTGATCGTAACATTGCTTTGTTTGGGGAGTGGGCTGATATTGCTGATCAGAAGGCGGGGAATCCTGCGGGACCGGGCGGTTCTGATTACACGAATGATGAACTGGCGGGTGTTGTTGGGTATGTCCGCAAGTTGTTTGGTTGGCAGTCTCGCAAAAAGAATTTGTTGGATACGGCTATTCCGTTTGCTGATGGGTGGGTGAATACGTTTAGGGGTGAGGTGCGTAGGGCGTCGTCGGCTGGGTCTCCGGATCATTGGAAGTTGCCTGGGTTTAGGCAGGGGTTGTCGGAGATGCTGAGGACGTTGGGTGTGTTGCGTTCTGGTCGTAAGGCGTTGGTTGGTTTGACGGGTGAGGGTGGCGAGTTGTTTCAGACGAAGCAACGGTTGGCTGAGCTTGGTGTGACTTCTACGGTTGAGAAGGAAGCGGCTGCCGGGGTGTCTATCGGTGATTTGACAAGCATTATTCAGGCCGCGAAGTTTGGCGTTTACGACAACATTCCCGTGCTTCACGACGGCGGCATTTTCCGTGCCCCTGCTGGGCAGTCTGAGGGTTACGCGTTGTTGCGAGACAAGGAACGTGTCTTTACCCCGGAGCAAATGGCGGGCGGGGAGTTTCGGGTGATTGTGAATGGTGACATTGTGTCGGATCATCCGAACCCGGTTGAGGCTGTGATTGGTGACCGTAGGTTCAAGGTTGCGGTTGAGAAACGCATTTCGGAGAGTCGCCGGCAGTCGGATCGTTTGGCTAGACAGGGGGTTGGTGTATGACATATGTGAGGTTGGCCCCTACTTCTACGGGTTCTAATTCCGGCTCAATCACTGGTGCGTCGGTTCATGCCGTGCTGTCGGATAACAGTGACAGTACGTTCGTGACTTACGATTATGGTGAGGCAAGCCTGTTGGGGTTTGCGGATCTTACGTTGCCTTCTGGTGCGCAACTGGTGTTTGCGCAGTTGATGGCCC